CTAGCGTACCCGGAACGCCTTGCGCCCGAGGTAGGGGTTGGGCTTTCGCGCCGGGTCGCCTGGGCCGCTTGGCGTTTCGACGGTCTCCTGTCTGGGAGATGTCGTGGGCGTGTCTTCGTCAGTTCCGGCATCATGCGCGTTGGCGAGGAGCCCCTTGATGACGCCCAAGGCCATGGCTTTTGTGACGATTGTATCCGGATCGACGGTCGGATGAATGCGTTTGGCGAGCTGTTTCGCCTGGAAAGCGGTCAGGTCAGCGAGAGTTCTTTCGAACGCGTCACCGCCGATCACTGACCGGATGGTTTTGAGGTCCGATGTTTCCTGACCGGCGGCGATAATCTGCTTCTTGGCCAGCCTGACAGCGGCGCTGGTCCAGTCCTCGGACTTTATGCGGGGAAAGATGGCGGCCTGGTCGACCAGCGCCGCCATGGTCTCTTTTCCGTCAGACCGCAGGCTCATAAACACGTTCCTTCACTTCCCGGTAGAGGCTATCCAGGATTTCCAGCGCTTGCCCGGACCACTTCGACGTGAGGGCCGGCGCGTGTCCCAACTCGATCGGGTTCACTGCGAACGAATCGTCTGCAGGAATGATCGTGTCGAACATCAAGTAGCCCGTTTCGTCAGCTTCGGCACCGTCCTTCATGGCCGCAAGCACGATTTTCTGGTGGTCGCTCGCGGTGAAGCGCGTTGCGAGCACCACAGGTTTGCGCCCGCCGACTGTCTTGCCGAGAGTCGCCATGACGTCGCCCGTGAACAGGTCGAGGCCGAGCGTGGACATGAAGTCGGGTATGGTCGGCACGATGATCAGGTCCGATGCCCTGAGGGTGGCTTCTGTCATCGCAGAGATCCCTGGCGGGCAATCGCAAAGGATGACGTCGAACGTCTTGCGGAGCTTGTCGAGATCCTGCCGCAACCGGTTGCCGACCCGGGTCTCGATTGCGTTCATGCTGAAACCCTGGCCGGTGAGCTCGTAGATCAACGTGCGCTCGGTGCGGCGGAGTTTCGGTGCCGATGGAACGAGCGAGATGTCCAGGGTATGGCCCATGTGGGTCACGTCGCTGGCGTTGGTAGTGGCAAACTCGGAAAGCGGGACCAGGGCTTCACCGAGGAAGTTCTCGTCCAGATAGTCGGCAATCGTCTTGTGGTGACTGATCGCTGTATAAAGCCGCTCATCGCCTTGTTGGCCAAAGATGAGCATCGACGCGTTGGCCTGCATGTCAAGGTCGATGACGAGCGTCTTGTAGCCTTCAGCGGCGAAGGCCTCGGCAAGGCTGACACAGGTTGTGGTCTTGCCGACCCCGCCCTTGGAATTGGCGATGGATATGATGGTCCCGGACATGGAACTCCTTTCGAGCAGCCCTTGAAGCTCAATCGCTATAGAGGCGTTCGCGCCGATTTGGCTATCCCGGAGGTGCGCTATGGGGATTGGCTGTCGTCTATCCGCCGCTAGCCATCAGAAAAGCCTGCGCTTTTTGGGGTCGAACCCGACCGGGGAAGTGGTGAGGCCATAAACACTCAACCTCAGAAAAACCGGAGAGGAGCTGGCGATGCCCTGGCCCTGGCAGACGACAAATACGAAGACCGCCTCGTTAGGGTCCAGCATGATCGCCTTGGCTCAACTCGCCGCTCCCCAATGGGGCGGGCGAACGACTGCGGCGCTGATCCGGGACGGATACCTGTCGAATGCAGTTGCTTATCGTTGCGTCAGGTTGATTGCCGAAGCTGCGGCTTCGGTGCCCCTGCAAACCGATGATGCGGAGTTGGCGGCGCTGCTGGCCAATCCGGCGCCGGACCTTGATGGCCGGACACTGCTGGAGCAATTGTACGCCAATCTCCAGATCAGCGGAAACGCCTTTGCGGAGGCGGTATCGCTGGCAGAGGACGATGTCCCAGGCGCGATCTTTGTGTTGCGCCCTGAGCGTATGAAGCCGGTCACGGGCTACAATGGATGGGTGGAGGGGTGGACCTATGAAGTCGGCCGGACCAAGCGGTCGATTGGGCGCACGCTCGATGGCTGGCTACCTGTTTTGCACGTGAAGCTCTTCAATCCTGGCGATGATGCCATGGGCCTGGCTCCGTTGGCGCCGGCGCGGAAGGCGCTCGACCTGCACAATGCCGGCGCAGACTGGCAAAAGGCCCTGCTGGACAATTCAGCCCGGCCGTCGGGCGCACTGGTTTACGGCAAGGATGGCGCAAGGATGACGGATGAGCAGTTCGACCGCCTGAAGGCCGAACTGGAAAGCCAGCATTCAGGGGCCTCGAACGCGGGTCGTCCGCTCTTGCTGGAGGGAGGGCTGGACTGGAAGCCCATGTCCCTGTCGCCAGCTGACATGGATTTTCTGGATGCGCGCCATGCCGCTTCGCGCGAGATTGCGCTGGCCTACGGCGTGCCGCCAATGATGCTGGGGATCCCGGGCGATAACACCTATTCGAACTATCGAGAGGCTAACAGGGCGTTCTGGAAGACGACGGTCCTGCCCTTGGCCGAAAAGATGGCGACGGCACTTTCGAACTGGTTGGGGGACCGTTTCGGACCGGATTCAACCCTGCGATGCCGGGTTGACCAGGTTCCTGCGCTGGAGGGCGAACGGGCGGAGTTCTGGGCCACCCTCGATGGCGTTTCGTTCCTAACACCTGAAGAGAAGCGAACCATAGCGGGTTTCCCACCCGCTGAGAGCGACGCGCTATGAGGGGGCCGTTTGTACTCGACCGACGGCTGACAGTGGGCGTGCTCGTGACTCTCGGTCTTCAGTTCGTCGCTGTTCTGACCTGGCTCGGGGGCGCCGCCCAGAGGCTCGGTGAGCTTGAGCGGGCCGCGATCGAAAATCGAAGCGATCATGTGAAGATTGCGCGGGTCGAAACACGGCTTGGCAGCATTCAGCGCCAGTTGGACAGGATCGAAGCGAGGTTGGAGCCGCGTCCATGAGCGATTTGCCTGAAGCGCCTCTGCTTGTCGAAGGCTATGCCGCCTTGTTTGGAGCGCCAGACCTTTCCGGCGATGTGGTCCGCGGCGGAGCGTTTTCCGCCTCCCTGGCCCGTGGCCAACCTGTTGCGATGCTGCTTCAGCACAAACAGGGCGCGATCGCTGGCCGCTGGACGCGCGTCCGGGAGGATGGACGGGGCCTCTATGTGAGGGGACTTGTCGAGAACCGGGGTGCCAAACGCCTGATTGCCCGCGGTATGGATGGATTATCAATTGGGTTTCGACCACGGTTCTGGAAACCCGGCAATGGGGGCCGTGACCTGGTCGCCATCGACCTTGTGGAGATCTCCCTGGTCGCAAGCCCAATGCAGCCGCTTGCGCGGTTCAATGCCCTTCCGGGCCGGCAGTTTGCCGCCTGAGCGAAGACTATCTGACAGAGGAATGACATGACGATGGAAACGAAGATGGCCTCCGCTGAGGTCCAAACCCTGACGGCTGACCTGATGGCAGCGTTTGAGAGCTACAAGCAGGTGAACGACACACGGCTTGCAGAGTTGGAAGCGAAAGGTGCGACCGATACGGTCACGTCGGAAAAGCTGGCCCGGATCGACCGGCGGCTCAACGAGCTTGCGGTCAAGTCTGCAGCTCCCGCCCAGACGCCCGGCCGGATAGCCGTGGAACGGGACCCGCACGCCGAAGCGTGGCTGCGTTATCTGAAGGCTGGCGACGAAAGTGGCCTGGCCCGCCTCGACACCAAGGCGCTTGAGACCGGCGCACCGGAGCAGGGCGGCTACATTGCGCCCCCGGAGCTTGACCGTCTCATCGAGGCCCGTTTGCAGGTCTCTTCTCCGATGCGGTCCATCGCGACGGTGCGCCAAACGGCGTCTGGTATCTTCAAGAAGCCGGTGGGGCTCGGTGCAGCGGCATCGTGGGCGGCGGAAACTGCTGCGCGAACGGAAACCACGGCGCCGAACCTGTCGCTTCTGGAGTTCCCCGCTGGAGAGCTCTACGCAATGCCGGCGGCCACGCAGACCCTGCTTGAAGATGCTTATGCTGACGTGGACGCCTGGCTGGCCGACGAAGTGGACGGGGCCTTCGCAGCCCAGGAGAGCGCCGCCTTTGTCGATGGCGATGGAGACGGGAAACCCAAGGGCTTCCTCGACGACACAATTACGCCGGAAGGCAGCCATGCCTGGGGCCAGATCGGGTCCGTGGCCGGAGACTTCACCCTGCCCAGTGCAGCAGACCAACTCATTGATCTGATCTACACGCCGAAAAGCCAGTTCCGCGCCAATGGCCGGTTCGTGATGAACAGGCGGACCGTATCGGCCGTTCGCAAGCTCAAGGATGCCGATGGGCGCTACATCTGGCAGCCTGGAACCAATGGCGAGGCCGCAACGGTGATGGGTTATCGTGTCACCGAGATCGAGGACATGCCCGACATTGCGACGGGAAAGGCGGCGATCGCGTTCGGTGATTTCCGGCGCGGCTACCTGATCGTTGACCGCCAGGGCGCCCGCGTCCTGCGCGATCCGTTCTCTGCCAAGCCGTTCGTGCTGTTCTACACCACCAAGCGTGTCGGTGGCGGCGTCCAGAACTTCGATGCCATCAAGGTGATGGTGTTCTAGCGCACCCTCTCGAGGTCCCTCCCCAACTGGTGCCGCAAGCAAGCCGTTTGCCTGTTTGCTTGCGGCACCGTTTTTTTCCTTTCGCAGCCCCTCTTCGGGCGGCTGCTCCAAAAAGCGAGCGTTCCATGACCCTGACGGTGATCACACCGCCGGCCGAACCGGCCGTGACCCTCGGCGCGGCCAAGGCGTATTTGCGGATTGGCCACAGTGGCGAAGACGATCTGGTGGCTGACCTTATTGCTGCAGCCACTGCGCGCCTGGAGGCGGCCTCCGGTCTCTCGCTGGTTACGCGGACCCTGTCTCGACGCTTCTGCGTGTGGCCGGCAACGCTGGTGGGCAAGGGGTTTATCCTGCGACCTAAACCGGCCTCGACGCTGGTGCGCGTGGACCTGGCCGATGCAGATGGCGCGATTGAAGACGTCACATCGCGCTTTCAATTGGTTGGCGGACGGTTGGTTGTCCGACCGTGGTGCGTTGCGCCGGCGATACCTGTCGGTGGCAGTGCAACGGTTGTGTTCAACACCGGGTATGGATCCGAGAGCCAGATTCCCGAAGATCTTCAACTCGCTGTGCTTCGGCTCACTGGCGAAGCGTACAGGTCGGGTCGGTCGGCCCTGGACGGCAGCGCCGGACTGCCGAAGGACGTTGCGGAAGCCGTGATGGCCTACCGGGAGTTACGGGTATGAGCGCGGCGGCGATCAGCATGCCGGCAAAGGCCGAAGCGGATGTTGCGCGGGCAATCCTGTTGCGCTTGCGGGGCGATGCAGCGGTTCAAGCGGTTTTCGGCACGCCAGCCAGGATCTTTGATGAAGAGACCGATGTTCCAGCTTACCCGAACGCGGTTCTTGAGCGGCACCAGACAAGCGATGCTGGGTCATCCTGTGTGCCGGCCCTGGAGCACCGAATTACCATTTCGGTCGCATCACGTTGGGGTGGTCGGCGCTACGCGAAAGAGGCGATCGGGTTTTTGAGGCAAGCCCTCGAGACTTCGCCGCTGGCGATCGACGGACAAACCGTCGTGCTTCAGCAAGTGGTGTTCACCGATGTGCTGCGCACCTCAGACGCCCGGTTGTTCAGGGGCGTGCTGCAATTTCGAGTCGTGACAGAGGAGGCCGTGTGATGGCGGGCCAGAAGGGACGGGATGTCCTGATCAAGCTTTCCGATGGATCGGGCGGGTTTCTAACCGCGGCGGGCATTAGGACGACGCGTTTCGTGTGCACGTCTGCCGGCGTCGAGTCGACAAACGCCGATAGCATTGATGCCTGGCGCGAACTGTTGGCGGGTGCTGGGGTCAAGACCGTATCGGTCCAGGGTAATGGCGTTTTCAAGTCTGCGGTCAGCGACAGCCGATTGCGCTCGCTTTTCTTCGATGGCTCCCATGACGTTTTCCGCCTGATCATACCCGGTTTCGGGACATTGGAAGGCCCCTTTCATGTCGCGTCGCTGACCTTCAGTGGCGCCTATGACGGCGAGGCGCAGTTCGGTATCACCCTGGAAAGTGCGGGGCCGATCAGCTTCACCGCAATAGCGCCATGAACTTCGCCCGCGGAGAAGTTGCTCTTGTGGTGGATGGCGTTGAACGGCGGCTGTGTCTCACCCTCGGTGCGCTCGCGGAGATACAGGTCGGATTGGGATGTACCTCGCTTGCCGATGTGGCGGCCAGGATCGGGAGCTTGGACGGTGACGGTATCGGGCGCGTGCTGTCAGCCCTGCTGCGCGGGGGCGGAGAGGTTGAGCTTGCTGGTCAGCTCGTCTCGCCGAGATCCCATTGGATCGATCTAGGCATTGAACCCGGAGCCGCTGCGAATGCGATCGCCTGCGCCTTCGAGACCGCGTTCGTTGAGCTCTGACCAGTGCCTTGGCAGGAAATGATGCGCGCCGCGGTCAGGCTTGGGATCATGCCTGACGTGTTCTGGACGCTCTCAGTTCGCGAATGGCGATGGCTGACGATCCCGGTGGAGCGCGGCGGGCTCACGCGCGAAGCGCTCGAGAACCTTTGTGCGGAGCACCCTGACAGCGAAAATATGGAGACGAGAAATGGATGAGTTGGACACCTCCCTCGAGCGCGCGAGTGAGCGACTGCAAGCGTTTGCAGATGGTCCCGCCAAGGATGCGGCGCAGTCGGTTGAACGGAGTTTCGCAGAAGCAGGCCAGCGCATCGAAGCGATCCTCGCCCAGGCGGCCAGAAGCGGTGAACTCGATTTCAAGGGGATGGCCGAGGCGATCCTGAAGGATATTGCCCGTATTGCTGCCGAGGGCGTCTTTGCTCCGGGCAGAAGCGGGGGTCAGGCGGGACAGACCATCAATCTGAATCTTCTCGGGCAGTCGGCACCGTCTGCCCGCGGTGTTATTGCAAGCCAGGGCGCCATCGCGTCGGCCCTTGCCAAGACCGTTTCGGCCGGGGGGCGTTTCCTGTGAGCCTGGCCAATTTTCACGAGGTTCGCTTCCCGATGGCGCTAGCTTTTGGGGCGGTAGGCGGTCCCGAGCGCCGCACTGACGTGGTCGAGTTGACCAGCGGACGGGAAGTCCGAAACGCAGTTTGGGCAAACGCACGACGCCGGTGGGATATCGGCAGTGCGGTTGAGCGCCTGGATGACCTGAATGCGTTGGTCGTGTTCTTTGAGGCGCGCCGGGGCAGGTTTCACGGCTTTCGGTTTCGCGATTTTACAGACGATCGCTCCTGTGCGCCTGAGCAGACCCTTTCGCCGATTGATCAGCCGCTTGGAACGGGCGACGGCACGTCAACGGTTTTCCAACTCACCAAGGCCTATGGTGACATAAACCGTCCCATCCTGAAGCCCGTCGAGGGAACGGTTCGGCTGGCGATAGACGGGGTCGAAATCGACGCTTTCACGACGGACCCGACGGTTGGCACCGTGACGTTTGACACGCCCCCACCAGTCGGTGCCGAAATGACCGCCGGTTTTCGGTTTGACTGCCCAGTCCGGTTCGACAGCGACCGGATCGATGCCAGCCTTGAAGGATTTGGCGCGGGGCGGATTGTCAGTGTCTCGATCATTGAACTGATCGGATAGCACCATGTCGATAAGTGATGCCTTTCGGGCCCGTCTCGCCGGCGGCGCGACGACGATGTGCCTGTGTTGGCGCCTGGTTCGAGCAGACGGTTTGGTCCTAGGGCTTACCGAGCACGACCGACCGATCAGCGTTGACGGGGTCGACTACGACCCGGGCGCTGCGCTTGAGGCTGCCCAATTCGATACCGGTCGCGATCTGGCGCCAGGATACGCCGCTGCGGCAGGTGCCCTCTCGAGTGACGCGATTACCGACGAGGACCTGCAAGCGGGGCTTTGGAACGGTGCCATCGTTACGGTCATCCGCGCTGACTGGCAGCACACAGATGATTGGTTGCCGGTCTGGACAGGCCGTCTTGGGGAGATCACCCACGGTCCCGGAGGATTCCGGGCCGAGTTGGTATCGCTCAAGTCAGATCTCGAGCGTCCCATTGGTCGGATCTATAGCCGGCGCTGCGATGCGATCCTCGGAGACACGCGATGCGGGGTCGATCTGGATGATCCTGGCTTTACGGGCCTCACCTGCGATCAGAGCTTCGACACCTGCCGCACCCGCTTTCAGAATACGGACAATTTCCGCGGCTTCCCCTACATGCCCGGGGTGGATTTTGTTTTATCGGGACCCGATGCGAACGGCACCTCGGGTGGTCAGCGATGAAGCGGAGCCAAATTGTTTCGTGCGCGAGGTCCTGGATTGGAACGGCCTACCGACATCGTGCCAGTCTAAAGGGTGAGGGAACCGATTGTCTCGGGCTGCTTCGCGGGGTCTGGCGGGAAACCGTGGGTCCAGAGCCCGCTGCACTTCCCCATTACAGTCCCGACTGGGCCGAACGGCTTGGCGAGGACTCGCTAATGGACGCGGCCCGAACCTACCTTGTAGAGATTGCGCCGGGCGAGGCTTCGAACGGCGATGTGCTGCTTTTCCGGATGGGGTTGGGGTGCCCGGCGAAACACTGCGCAATCGTTTCCCAGCCGGGCCGGATCGTCCACGCTTATTGGGGTCGCGCAGTGGTCGAGACGCGGCTCGTACCGTGGTGGCAACGCCGGATCGCCGGCGGCTTTTCCTTTCCTGGTTTGGAGGATTGAACCATGGCGCAGATCGCCTTGTCCCAAGCCGGTGCCGTTCTCGGCTCCCAACTCTTGCCGAACGGTGTGACGGTGCTTGGCCAGCAGATTGCCGGCCAGGCCATTGGACGAACGCTGGGAGCGATCGCCGGTCGCGCCATTGATAATGCCGTGTTTGCCCCGAGCATCGAGGGCCCACGCCTCAAATCGCTTCACATCATGGAAAGCCGTGAAGGAGCCGGCATCCCTCGTCTCTATGGCCGGATGCGCGTTTCCGGTCAGGTCATCTGGGCCGCGCAATTCAGGGAGAGCCGCCGCGAGGAGCGCGCGGGCAAGGGTGGTCCCACCGTCACCGAGTTTCGGTATTCGGCGAGCTTCGCTGTCGGCATTGCTGAAGGCGAGATTGCCCGGGTTGACCGTGCCTGGGCCAATGGGGAACCGCTGGACCTGTCCGCGATCACCGTGCGGATTTATCCCGGCAGCGAAACGCAGGATCCAGATCCGCTGATCGAAGCGGTTGAGGGCGTGGGCCTGGCGCCTGCCTATCGCGGCTTGGCCTATATCGTGTTCGAGGACCTTCCGCTGGGTCCGTTCGGCAACCGGCTGCCGCAACTCTCGTTTGAGGTTGTCAGGGCCCCGAATGGGGCGGGGGATCTGTCCGAGCAGGTCGAGGGCGTAAACATCATCCCGGCGTCCGGAGAGTTCGTCTACGCAACCGACGTCATCAAGACACGGACTTTCCCGGGTATCGAGCAAGCGATCAATGCCAACAGCGGCGAAGGGCGGGCCGACCTTCTCCGTTCGCTCGATCAACTGGGAGACGAGTTACCGGGCGCAAAAGCGGCGGCCCTCACCGTGGCCTGGTTCGGCGATGATCTTAGGACGGGCCACTGCCGCGTACGCCCCGGTGTGGAAACCCGCGACAAGTCTACGGTGCCTTACCACTGGGAGGCGGGCGACACTGACCGGAGCAATGCCTACCTGATCAGCCGCAACGCCGATGACCTTCCCAATTACGGGGGCACCCCGGCCGACTGGTCTGTTATCCAAGCAATCCACGCCATGCACGCCCAGGGAATCGCTGTGACGATGTCGCCTTTCCTTCTGATGGATGTGCCGCCGGGCAACGGCTTGCCTGACCCTTACGGTGCCAGCGAGCAGGCGCCTTTTCCTTGGCGCGGCCGAATAACGTCACTGGCCGACGCGACTGCGGGGCTCGCCGCTGAGGTGACATCCTTCCTTGGAAGTGCCCAGGTTACAGACTTCTCGCTGGTTGGAACGAAGGTGAACTATTCCGGAGCGCCGTCTGACTGGGGGTATCGGCGTTTTGTGCTTCACCTCGCCTGGCTCTGCAAGGCCGCAGGGGGGGTGGATGGTTTCCTGTTGGGGTCGGAACTTCGCGGCCTGACGCGACTCCGCACCGATACGGGCGCTTTTCCCTTCGTTGAAGGCTTGGTCGCCCTCGCCGACGACGTCCGCACCATCCTTGGGTTTGGCACGACGATCACCTATGCGGCCGACTGGACCGAGTACGGTTCCTATGCGCCGGAGGATGGTTCGGGCGATGTCCTTTTCCCGCTCGATAAACTCTGGGCCCACACCGCGATCGACCTGGTGGCGATCGATTGGTATCCGCCCGCTGGGGACTGGCGACCCGGTGAAGATCATCTGGATGCGCAGGCGGGCTTTTCCGGCCCGGGCGACCCGGCTTACCTGCTGTCCCAGCTCGAAGGCGGCGAAGGTTATGACTGGTATTACGCAACAGACGCGGACCGGCTCGCTCAGATCAGGACACCGATCCTGGACACGGCCCATGGTGAAGATTGGGTCTTCCGCCCCAAGGACCTCGCGAACTGGTGGAATACGCCCCATCATGAGCGTCCGGCCGGTGTCCGTTTGCAGACACCGACGTCATGGGTGCCAGGCTCCAAACCTGTCCGGCTCGCGGAGATCGGTTTTCCCGCGGTGGACCTCGGTCCGAACTCGCCCAACCTGTTCTATGACCCCAAGAGCTCCGAAAGTGCCGTCCCTCCGTTTTCCTCTGGCGCCCGCGACGATGTGATCCAGCGCCAGGCCCTCATTGAAGCACTCGCCTTCTACCGCGCCCAGGTCTTCGTGGAAAAGACGTTCGTGTGGTGCTGGGATGCGCGTCCCTATCCCGCGTTTCCACTTCGATCGGAGGTTTGGGGTGACGGCGAGAACTGGCAGTTCGGGCATTGGTTGAACGGGCGCACCGGATTGGCGCCACTGCCATCTGTGGTGGCCGATATCGCTATGGCTGGCGGTGCCGACGCGCTGCTTTCAGACCGTCTCAACGGGATTGTAGAGGGTTACGCCTTCGATGGGAGCACCACGCTTCGTGCGGCTCTGGAACCATTGCGCGTGGCCTATAGCTTCGATCTGGTTGAGACGGGCGACGGGCTGGTCGCTCAGCAGGATGCGGCGATTGAGGTGGCGCTTGACGAGGCATCAACGGTTTCGCCGGGCGTGACCTGGACCGATACACTCCTTGATGCGTCGCCCGGCCGACTGACGCTCATACACGCAGACCCCGGCAACGGATATCAACCTGCGACCGTAGAGGCGCGGATCACCGGCAAGGACTCCCGTGAGGCTCGGTCGCTCACGCTGCCGCTCGCACTGTCGGCCCCCGAGGCCGAGCGGATTGCCATCCGCTTGCTTGACGGGCTCCAGCCCAAGCGTACCGCAACGGTGTCGGTTCCCCATTCGGACCCCGACGTGGCGTTGGGAGCGGAGGTAACGATCACCGGACGGTCTGGGAAATGGACGATTGCTCGCCAGAGCGAGGGAACATCTCGGACGTTGACGCTTTTGCCTGCGCAAGAGAGCGGACCGTTCCAGCGATCGCTAACGCCGCCAGGTTTACCGCCCCCTTCACCGCTGCCTGCCGAGCCTGAACTCTTGATCATCGATGCCCCGCACGAGCGGTCGGGCGCTGGCGAGGGGCCCTTGATCGCTGTCGCCGCCTCGCCCTGGCCAGGTGATGTGACCGTAGAGGCAGGCGCAGACCTCGACGCCATGACGGTACGCGCCACGCTCACGCAACCGGCGATCATGGGCCTTCTTGCGGCTCCTCTTCCGAGCGGTCCTGTTGGCCGCTGGGACCGCGGCAGCCTCCTTGACGTGGACGTTTCTGAAACAGCGCTGGCAAGCGCATCACCAGCGGCCGTCCTTGCAAGCGCCAACCGGATGCTGGTGGAGACGGCCAGTGGTTGGGAACTGCTGGCATTTCGCGACGCCCAACTGGTCGGGGGGAAGCGTTACAGGTTATCGGGCCTGTTGCGCGGACTTCAGGGTACCGTTGCCCTGGGGAGCGTCATTGGTGCGAAATGCGTACTTCTGGACCGTGCAGTCGATACGGCTGACGTGACAACCGATGAGGTGGGCGTCCCGCTTGTGTGGCGCACGCTTGGCACCGGAGCTTCGCAATCCTTCACCCATGACAAACGGCAAGGTCTGCCATGGCCGGTCGCTCACCTCCGCCAAACGGGCCAGACATTGACGTGGATACGGCGCGGGGCCGACATCTCGGAGTCGTGGTACCTTCCGGAAAGCGGGAGCGACGCCACCTACCAGGTGCGGTTCACCGCGGGGGACGGCAGCATCGTGGAGACGGTGGTCACGTCCGCGATGGCGACCATTCCGCCGGACGCGGTGTCTGCAGCGGTCACCGAACAGGGCGCTGACGGCCGGCTGGGTCCATGGCTTTCTTTGGCGCTTTAGAACGACTACCTATGGCATCCAGGCGGTGACCGCCCAAGATCTGGTGCCGATAGGACAGTCCGTGAAAAGTGATCCCTATACAACGCTTGGTGTGCCCCGCACGGCCAGCGAAGACGATATCAAGAAGGCTTACCGGGCGAAGGCGAAAGCCTTGCATCCCGACCTGCATCCCGGCGACGAACAGAAATCCGAAGCCTTCAAGCGGGTATCTGCCGCGTTCGATATTCTCGGCGACAAGGACAAGCGCAGCCGCTTCGACCGCGGCGAAATCGATGGCGAGGGCAACGAGCGGGCTCCCGAGTATGCCGGGGGCTTCGGCGGCTATGGCGGAGCGCACCCGGGTGCGGGTGATGGCGCGGGGGAGCCTTTCGAAGACCTTCTGTCAGGTCTGTTCGGCCAACGTCGGCGAACTGGACCCGTCCGTGGCCGGGACCTGCGCTACACGATAACGATCCCTTTCGAAGAAGCGGCAACCGGCGCCAAGCGCCGGCTCACCATGGCCGACGGCAAGACGCTGGACGTCGATATTCCGGCGGGCATCGAAACCGGCAAGACGCTGCGGCTGCGCAGCCAGGGCCAGCCGTCACCGACCGGAGGGCCGCCTGGTGACGCCCTCATCGAGATTACCGTGAGTGCCTCCACGGTCTGGACCCGCGAAGGGGACGACCTTCGGATGACTGTGCCCATCGCCCTGGAAACCGCCGTTCTTGGCGGCAAGGCCGATATTCGCACGCCTTCCGGCGTGGTGACACTGAAGGTCCCTGCGGGATCGAACACGGGAACGGTCCTTCGCCTCAAGGGGAAAGGGATCCAGAGACCGAACAGGCCTGGAAATCTCTTTGCGCGTCTTGAACTGCGGCTTGAGGATCCCGCCGATCCGGCGCTGCGTTCATTTCTCGAAAAGCAGCGATGA